GCAAATCGTTTGTACAGTTCCAGTAACCCCATATTTACATGGGTAATCATTTGAGGATAGTTAGCTACCTGAATACCCCCATCTGGTAGGCCACCTATTTTTAGTTGGGATAACTCACCGTAAGACAGGGTGTCGAAAATTTCGGATAAGAGCATAATCACATTTTCCAAAGTGAGGACAATGCCTAAGATTATACACAATATACTCCATATTCCAATTAAACAATATATGAGTTCAGATCAGAGTCATCCTCTTCTATGTCATCATCCCAAATATCACTCCCATGTTCACTCAAATCAGGTGTATCCTCACTTGGGCGCCAGGTCTGCATATTGGCCAACATCGAAATTGTGTCAATAAAATCATCATGTTTGGATTTGAATCCACCCGGGCTGGCCAGGGATAGTTCTGTCATAGCCTCAACAATAATAGGGTCATTCTTCATTTCTTCTGGGAACCAGATTTTATGCATCTTGAATAGTGGAACCACTATGTTGAAACGTTCCATTTTATTGGTGTTCGGCCGGATCCCTGGTTTATTACTATTTGAATCAGATGCCAAAGCAAAATACGTATTCTTCTGCATTTGCTGGTCCTGGATCCATTGAATGAACCCACCCTGTTGGCCAGACACCTCAATGCCTACCTGTTCTGGCTTATATTCCTGAACCAAGCGAAACAAATCCCGGATATTCTGGTCCATTAACTGCCGTTTACAGATACCGTCGACCCAAAGCCAATCACCAGCATTATTGTAGGCCCAGACCGATATTACGGAAAAATCGGCACTGGTCTTCTCGGAGGTAGCAAAGTCAGTGGTGATATAAAAATTGAACCGCTGTTTATTGGTCAGTACATTGGACCGTTTGTACCAAGTGATGTCTGCATCCTGAATTAACCGGTCTTCATCTGACATGATCCGGAGCATCAACTCCTGGTTGAAAGTATCAACCTTGCCGGCCTTCAATGCCTTCTGATATTTTTCTAAAACATAATCATATGTGAATCGGTCTTCCCAGGCACCGTTAAATTCTTCCCGGGTGCAGGGGAATGTCTCACAAACGGGATAAACATTGACATACCAAGCACCTGACTCCACTGCTTTGTACAATGGATCCCGGGAGTTAAATGGTGTCCCGGACCAGATCACCTTTGAATTGGTAGGATGCAATGCATAGTCGACTGCCTTGTAAACCGTGTCTTCTATCGAAGCAATGACCGTAGCAGACCGAGCGTCTTCATCGGAAACGAGATCGTCCAGTAAAGCCAAGTTGGGACGTTTGCCCATCTCTTTGGCGCCACGAACACCAGTTTTCGCGCCGTAGCCCTTGACCACCAATATATTACCGTCGACATTTCTGAACTCCCACCTAACATCAGTGAAGCGAGTATGTGGTACATACTGCCGTAAAAATTCACTATTTTCCCAACGATACTCCAGATTCTTCCGCATATTCTTAACACCATTTTCAATGGAGTCAGATACGTAAAGGGCAAGATCTACCTTACCAAAGTCAGGAATGGCGCCATATACAGCCAGGTAAAGAAATAAATACTCACCAAGAAGTGTGGTCTTTGCAGATCCACGAAATAACATGTTACAAATATTCTTACGCCGGCCCCGTACCTGATCCAGCATCCGATAATGTAGAACCGGCGTAAGATTTTCTTCGCCCTGCTCACCATTCACTAACTTGATAAAGTTAATAAATTCAAGTGCAAAATCACTGGGAACATAATGCTCATCTGAACCATAAACAATTGCATTCAGGTGTTGTTCCACTGAGAGTTGTTTCACCTCCTCAGATACTGCCGTTGTCATGCTGGATTTCCTTCGAGCAGATTTTCTAGTTTAAATTCATTACATAAATTAACCAGGTCCTGTCTACTCGATACCCGGGCCAATCGCTCATTATATTCATCGTTGACGAATAAACGATCAAATTGGGGTGGGGTTAAATCTGAAAAAAGCCCTGTACCATTAGCCAACTCTTCTTGAATAGGATTACTCATTATCATTATGCTCCAGGACCAATTTGCTGTGTGCCACTTCCTTAACACCCATGGCTCCAGATCTGATCATTTCTTTCTGCTGAGCTGCGAGCGCCAGCGTAGCAGCTCGTAACTCATCAATACTTTTATCATCTTTGATTCCAATATCCAACTCAATTTTTGTAGTTTCTGGCATTTTAAGATGAGTAAGTAGGCTATTAGCCGCATCAGACTGCACTTTCTCACTGTTTGCATGAATCATGAGATGGGCCTGTCGATTCAGTGCTGCCTGGTACATATCTGCATTCAAAACATGACTTGGTACCAGAGTCTGCTCCAATACCTTATTAACTAACTGGGTTTTATTATACCCGGCCACATATGCGGAAATTGTCTTATCATCTGCACCTTCATTCACTAATCGCTGAAAGCGGTGGGGAAACGTCTTGGTATACGCCTCAATGTTGCTAGATCCAAGTAGTTTGCAACTAATGTATTTAACGGCATTAATATACTCAGATAATTTGTACTTACCGTCTGCCATGACACCGGTGTAGGACAGCAAATTTTCTCGGAAATTTTCACGGAGCTGAGAGTCAGTTAGTAAGCCATTGATTTCGTTAACCATTTCAGGTGTAACTTTGGTCTTAATTTTCTTAGGTAAACATCTGACAAACATTTCCTCTGTCATCAGACTCATTGGATCAACGGTAGGAGCCGGAACCACCACACCTTCTAAATCCACATTTTGACCCCACTTATCTTCAGCATCCTGGATCTCAGTATCTAATTCACTCATGACCTATTCTTCCTCTGCAATTTTGCTGACAGTAATTCCAGCAAATGAAGCAATTTTAGCTGACATCACATGATGGTATGGATCCCGGTAGACCACTTCTGCTATTCCAACATTGGCCAGGGCGCCCATACACATCGCACACGGCTCTGTCGTACAATAAACAGTGCTATCCATCAAAGACACACCAACCCGGGCTGCATTCGCAATACCATTCGCTTCAGCATGAGCACAGCCACACATCTCAAGGCCCTGTCCCGAAGGGACGCCCTGAATTTTCCGCACACATTCTGTTGGATGAGGGTAACCGGCCGGCACCCCATTAAAACCAGTAGTCAAAACTCGATTGTCTCGAACAAAGACTGCACCTACTTTACGGCCAGCAGCACAAGTACTCATCTCAGAGGCATGATCTGCCTCTTCCATCCAATGCTGCTCCCAACTCTTTCTGTTACTCATATAATTTTAAGCTCCTGGCTCATTGAATTACTAAATCTCAGACGTAGTTATAGCCTATAGGTATCCCTTAGTAAAGTTATTTAAATTTCCCTTTTAATCGATTCTTGTATTTCTTTATTCGATCACGCCTTGAAGAGGATTTCCTGGGATGGTGCCGGCGAACGAATCTTTGAAGAAAACGCTTCCCGACTTTTTTGCATATCCCACCGTTGAATATTCAGACTCCAAATCACTCAAAGTCAAAGCAGTAATGGCAATATAATTATCCCCCTCAGTCAAACAATCCAAATTCTTAAGCAAGTGCACAGTAAGTGTTGGACCCAATAAAATCATACGACTGTTATTTGAGAAACTACCATTAACCTTACTACAATAAATAACAAACCCTTTCGGATCAGTATACGGCGTACCATCTGTATTCTCAGAAGAAGGTGTCCATGACACTTTAGTTACCTGAGTAAACGGTTTAGTAGGCTCCGCCTGGGCAGAACCAACAAACATACCTAATGCCATTGCTACCAAATAACATAAAACCAATGAACCCAATACATATCTTTTCTTCATAATCATTTCCTTATTTATCATAGACAAGCGAGAGGAGGTGCTCCCTGAGCACCGGACGAGCGTAGTACATATAATTTATCACTACAAGCGATGGTGTTGCGTGTTCTAAACTAAGGGAATGAACCGGCTGGCATGAGCGCAGCGAAGGTCAGGTTGTTCATGAGCTTAGATTAGATACCGCAACGCAGG